AAGCGAAACTATAGGCAAGAGTCTCTTGGATAGCTTGTCATTGTTAGCTGGTGAAGGTAACTCCATTCAACCACTAGCAGACTCCATGGGCGAGCTTGCTACTTATGTTGGCGACGCCATCTACGGATTGGCCGTTTTAGGAGATAAATTAAAATCTTTGCCGGGTGCAGGTCTTATAGAAAAGATCGGCGGTGCAAGAGGGGTTTTAGCAACTTTATTCCCTCAAGCTGGTGAGGCACTTAAACTTTTAGATGCTTTATCCGCTTATGGCAAAAAATCAAAAGGCGCTCCGGGTATGGGCGGCTATCCTAGTTCTGCACTTGGCCCGGGCTACATTGATCCAAATGATGCAGCTCGAAAGAGAGCAGAAGCCGCTGCTCTCAAGCGCGCTAAAGAATTAGCAGCCTTGCAGAAGAAAACACTCGATGCACAGAAGAAGCAGAATGCTTTGCTTAAGGCCTCAAAGACTCTTAACCTAGAAGCAATCGGTATTGAAGCAGCCCTTAAAGGTCAGATCAGCGAGACAGACCGCCTATCTTTACTATTGCAGAAAGCCATCTTGGCAGATAACGCGACACTAGCAACTCAGTTAGCCGATCAATTAGAAACCGCAATCAAGCGTCAAAATGATTTACGTAACTTGTTACTAACAACTCCCGAGGCGCCCAACCCATATCGTAACTGGACATTACCCCAAGACTTGCTTAACTACACAGCATCATCGCTTGGCGTATCTGTAGCACAATTACAGACGGCACCCATTCCGATCACATCTAGCATGACAGATGCCCAAATGGAATTGGCAGCCGCCGTTAATGCAAACCAAGCGGCAGAAGCTAAGGTCATCAATGTTGCGGTCTATTTGGGCGACACAGAAATAACTGGCGCAGTCACAAGTGTTCAACAAAATCAATCTCTCTCAGGTACATTCAGCGACGTGAGCCGATACAACGGCCGTGGAGCTCCGTCAGTCAAATGACCCTACCTGCCACGATCTCGGTTTCGTTCGACTTTAGCCAATCCGCGACCTTCGGATACCCCTTCACGGTTGGCGACCCGATCAACGGAGTCATTGGCGTATCTCAGTTCGCAGCGACAGAAGTCCCTGATCCTGTAGTGGATCTAAGTAGCGTCACTCGATCAATCAAGATCCAGCGCGGAAGAAACATTATGCGCGACACCTACGAAACAGGCACATGTACAGTCCGAGTCATTGATGAGACAGGCGCATTCAACCCTCAGAACACATCTTCACCCTATTTTGGCTATCTGACCCCACTTCGTAAGGTTCGTGTCGCAGCTACTACTCCAACCACTCAGCACTTCTTATTTTCAGGTTATGTCGATTCATACAAATACTCTTTTCCAACAGGTCAAGAATTAGGATATGTGGACATCGTCTGCTCGGATGCCTTTAGACTTTTTCAGATGGCTAACATATCAACTGTGACGGGCGCCACAGCAGGGCAGACAACTGGCACACGCATCACAAAGATTCTCGATCAAGTCTCATTCCCTACATCAATGAGAATCACAGACACAGGCTCTACAACAGTTCAGGCCGATCCTGCTACGGCTCGCACATCTTTGCAAGCCCTCAAGGCAGCAGAGTTCGCAGAGCAAGGCGCATTCTTTATCCGTACCGATGGCACGGCAGAGTTTAAGGATAGAAACGATGTAGTGGGCTCTCTAGCTGCAACACCTATTGAGTTTAATCAGACTACAGGCATTCCTTATTCTGACCTTAGATATGCCTTTGATGACAAGCTGATCATCAATCAAGCGAGCATGACTCGCATCGGTGGCACGGCTCAAGTGGTCGCTAATGTTGATTCGTCGGCTAAGTATTTCCCTCATGGCACTACTTTGACAGAGATGATCCCTGAGACAGATGCTCAAGTCTTAGACATTGCCAAGATTTATGTGGCCACTAGAGCAGAAACTTCGATCAGAATCGATGCCATGACAGTCGATCTACTGGACACAGATGTGCCAACAGACACAATGATCGGCCTTGATTACTTTGACAATGTAAAGATCACCAATGTGCAGGAGAATGGTTCGACAATCGTCAAGACCTTGCAGGTGCAGGGCTTAGCATGGGACATCACCCCAAATTCAATGAAATGCACAGTCACGACACTCGAGCCCATCGTTGAAGGGCTGATCGTTGGGAACGCAAATTACGGTATAATCGGACAATCCATTATGGGATACTAGGAGAAAACAATGGCTACAGGCTTTCCAGCAACGACAGGCGACATCTTTACGGCGGCAGACTATAACGGCCTAGTCACCTTCGAGATCAAGGCAGATCAGACAGCCGACTACACGCTTACTGTTGCCGACTCTTATCAAGTCCTAGTCCCTATGAATAAGGCTACAGCGATCGCCTTAAAGATCCCTACCAATGCGACAGCGGCTATCCCTGTCGGCTCTGTAGTAACCATCCTTAATAAGGGTGCTGGCCTTTGCACGATTTCTGCAGTTACTTCTGGCACTACGACAGTCCTTTCGGCTGGTGCAGTAGCCGCCTCTCCTACACTTGGACAATATAAGTCAGCGGCTTGCATCAAGACTGGCACAGATACCTGGTACATCGTCGGAGCTATTGGGTAATGCTTAATAATGTAGCAAGTATCCTTTCTCCAGCTTCTCCTGCGCTCATTGTAGATTTCTTGGTGATAGCCGGTGGTGCAGGCGGAGGAACTCAACACGGCGGTGGCGGTGGAGCCGGCGGATTCCGCACAAGTGCAGGAACATCAGGCGGTGGCGCTAGTGCTGAAAGTTCACTTACTTGTGTTAAATCGACTAATTATTCTCTAATAATCGGCGGTGGCGGTGCTGGTTCTCCAAGCGGTGCTGATGGCAATCGCCCTGCTGGAACAAACGGAGTAAATTCAGTTTTTGCAACGATTACATCGACCGGCGGTGGCGGTGGTATGTCTTATCGCGGTCTTGGTGGCAACCCTGGTGTAGATGGCGGTTCAGGCGGTGGAGGTGGATCTAATAACACTGGATCGAATTCGGCTGGTGGCAATGGTACGACCAATCAAGGTTACGCAGGTAGCGCTGGATCTTATGATATCGGTGGCACTTTTGTAGGCGGTGGAGGTGGCGGTGCTGGTAGCGCTGGTGTTGCATATAATTTAGGAAGCAAGGTTCCTGGTAATGGTGGTAGTGGAGTTGCTAGTTCTATAAGTGGATCATCCGTCACATACGCCGGCGGCGGTGGCGGTGGTAATTATTCAGGCTCAGGAGGAACCGGTGGCTCAGGCGGTGGCGGTGCAGGCGGAGGAACTTCTGCTAACGGTACTGCTGGAACTGTCAATACAGGTGGCGGTGGGGGATCAGGTTCAAGATTTGGAAACAACGGCGGTGCAGGCGGTTCGGGTATCGTCATCCTAAAATATCCATCTACATTTACAGCGACATTTTCGGGAGGCGTTACACAAACGACTTCTACTAGTGGAGGTTTTAAGATTTCAACAATAACCGCGGCTGGTATGTCAGACACAGTGAGTTTTGCATAATGGCACACTACGCATATTTAGACGAAAATAACATTGTAATCGCTGTGATTGTGGGCAAGGATGAATCAGAGTTAATAGATGGTTTTGACACTGAAACTTATTACGCTCAGGGCACGCCGTACATCGTCAAACGGACAAGCTATAACGCTGAAAAAAATGGGTTTAGATTTAACTATGCAGGTATTGGATATTCTTACGATCCAATAGATGACGCATTCATAGCACCGATGCCTCAGTGCGGTCATGAAGAACTAATGCTCAACGATCTTAAAATTTGGAGTTGTTCAGAATGTGAGGCAATCGATGAAACCCGTCCTGTCTAAGGCTGGACAACAGCTGAGGGAGCAATTTGATGACACCTTCGCAGATCGTGATAGGCGTTCCGATGGCTGGATCGGCGATCTCCGTCATTCAGCGCGTCCTTCTGACCACAATCCTGATACAAAGACAGGGGTGGTTCGCGCCATCGATGTCGATCGAGATGTTCATAAGTCAGGCAAGCCCGATCTCATGCCCGATATTGCAGATCAGCTTCGACTCGCAGCAAAGGCAGGCGAGAAGCGAATTGCCTACGTTATCTTCGACGGACGAATTGCATCGTCTCGCATGGGTTGGCGCTGGCGAAAGTACACTGGGAGCAATCCGCATAATCATCATTGCCATATCTCTTTCACTAAACAAGGCGATGCAGATGATTCGTTCTTTAATATCCCGTTACTAGGAGGCAAATAATGGAACAAGCAAAATCACTAGCAGCATCATGGGCTCGATCATTTTTAGCGGCTGCATTGGCGCTATATATGGCAGGGGTAACCGATCCTAAGACATTAGCAATGGCCGGGGTCGCAGCAGTCGCGCCTGTCATCTTGCGTTGGCTTAACCCTAGCGACGCATCCTTTGGCGTGCATAAAAAGTGACACAGACCGATTTCTTTACCCTTTACTTTGCCAGCCTTGCAGTAGTGGGTGGCCTTTCAGGCTTCGTCATTACTCACTTGCTGTCTGAAATTAAGCGCCTGCATGCGCGTGTCGAT